CTTTAATCATAATTCTAGGATGTAACATATTATTAACTAAATTGTTACAATATTTTATTGGATTGATTGTTAAATAAGAAGCAACCTTAGTTGCAACATTATACAATGTTTTAGTTTGTTTTTTAAAAAACATCTTAATTCTACGTAAATTCAGACTTGATATTACTATACCATCCTCCCAATCGCAAAAATTATTATTACCTAAATAATTAAAAATTTCAGGGTAATAATTGTCATTAGAATCTATATAGCAACTATCAATGTCAACTAAAACATCGACATCAATACCCAAATTGTAAGATAACATTTGAAGTTGACCTTCATAGTCTATATCACGGTGTACTGATTTATCATTGACGTGTCTCCAACTTCTTTCTATGAACCTATCGACCCTCCTTTCATTGGAAAGTTGACTCATAGCTTCACAATGCTTTATAATATTTCTGAGAATAACACAATTTTTAAATATAACATAATCACAACTAAATCTTGTGAAATGAACATCATAAAAATTTTTAACAATATCATCATGTGAACCAATAACCAAATTAACTTTGGTAGCATTAATTGGAGTGGGACCTAATAAATAAGTTGGTTTTCCTTCATCAAAAACTGGGTAAAAATATTGACTACAAAATTCAACACCATGAAAAGGAAAATGACAAATTTTAATTTTAATTTCATAACCAATATGTTTAAGAATAATCTCAATATATTGACTATAATCAGCTATATCATAATTATTTGACGCATAATATAAATTAGAATCGTCTCCATCAATAACTATTCTATAACGATTACAGGCGTAATTTGGTAATTCTTTGATAAAGTATAAAATTAAACTCAAATTTTGTAAACAGTTGCCCTCACTAGTATAAGCGCAACCAGATAATCTAACATAATTCAAAAAGAAAGTAAAAATAGTGTCATCTACCTTTAAAGATTCTAATCTAACAGTTAAATTATCTATCATAACTTGTTCCAACTTATTAACGTCATTGAAAACTTCAAAACTTTCAGGTAAAAGTGACGAGAATATCGAAAATTCATCTATCAAACAATCTTTAGGTATATTAACCTCCATTCTAGTTTGGTCCATAGACATAACAGTACTATATTTAAAGCAACCATCTAAACCTTTTAACAAATTGTTATGTAGGTCACCTATTTCCGAACTACTTTTACCTTTAGTGAAATAAACTTTACAATCAAAACCAAAATTTAAAGTACTAATCTTTTCAATCAAATACTTACAGATAAATCTAATCATTGGCCCAATAACTGGATTATTTTTAACATCAATAACCAATCTAAGTTTTCCAAAACCGTTTATCTTATCATTCCAAACTTTTGGTTTTATTTCAGTTTTAATAAAAACATTCTTCCTTTTATCTATTTCACCTTCAATTTGATTATTGAAACCAATTTCAGCTTGTCGTCTTCTTTTAGCAGGTTGATTTCTTAACCAAGATTTAAAATGTTCTATAACATAAACTCTAAATGGATCTTGTATTTGCACAAACAAGGCATTAAACCAAAGTCTATGAGCATTTAATTTAATTAAAGTTATATCTAAAATTTCAAATTTAGCTAGACCATATCTTGTATGAAAAGAAATCAAAAAATTCTGTAAAGTTTGGCCATGTGTTTCCCAACCTTGATTAGCAACCACTGGACCTACGCTGTAAACTTTATCATTGGAAATGCTGTCTGGCACAACATTATTATCAACAACCAAACCATCAAAGTTA